ATTGAAGCAAAAATTCAAAATAGAATCAATTCAGCCCTTAACGAACCACTCTTCTAATATGAAAGTAAAGAACATACTACCCGACGACGCAGCACAGATTCTCTCAGAAGAATCTCTTCAAGTTATTGAGAGCGCTTTTAGTAAGAAACTTCAAGTAACTGTTGAAGCTGCTCTTACTGAACAAGATGATCTCTACTCGAAGAAATTAGAACAACTTATTAGCGCGATTGACAAAGATCATTCGAATAAGTTAAAGAGAGTAGTAGAAGCTGTTGATAAAAACAATGCTAATAAGCTTGTTAAAGTTATCAAGAAGTATGAGCGTGAGCTTACTACAGAAGCTAAAGAATTTAAAACTACTCTTACTGAAGCTATTTCAAACTATTTAGAAGAATTCCTTGATGAAGCTATTCCAGCTGAAGCAATCAACGAAGCTACAAAAAATAGAACAGCTCGTGAGGTCTTAGGTAACCTTCGTAAGGTATTAGCAATTGATTCTGCTCTTATGAGCGAATCGGTACAAAGCGCCGTTGTTGATGGTAAGCAACAAATTGATGCTCTTACTCAACAAGTTAAAGAGCTTGCTAAAGAAAACGCTCTTGTCAAAGAGAGTTACTACAAAACAAAATCTGCACTTCTCCTTGAGACAAAAACAAGTAATCTTTCCGATAAGAGGAAAGAGTACATCAAGAGAGTACTTGGTGATAAATCACCTAAGTTTATCGAAGAAAACTTCGATTATACATTAAGATTGTTTGATAAGAAGGAAACTCAACATATCGACATCTTAAGAGAGCAAGCTTTTAGTAATAGAAGCGTTAAAGCAGATGCACCTGTACTTGGAGAAAATACTCAATTAAAAGAGAAAAAAGTAACTAATCCTTACTTATCTGAGATGCAGAAGTATAAATAATAATGTTAAGAGTTTTTAACCCTGAACAATGAGGTCCGTCTTAGTGACCTGAGTTAATCGAAAGGAAATAATATAATAAATTATGAGAAATATACGTCCAACACAATCATTTGTCGATAAGACAAGAGCTGACCAACTTCTTGAGAAGTGGGCTCCAATTCTTGACTTTAAGTCAGATTCGGTTAAGGAAATTCGTGATGAACAAACTCGCCTAAATACAGCCATGTTACTTGAGAACCAAGAACAATGGTGCTTCCAAGAAACCAACTCTAACGGTGGTGGTGTTTTTGGTACTAATGCAGGTGTAGGTGGCTTCAACCCAAACGCGGGGGTAGTTAATTCTACTGACTCGTACGCACAAGGTGATGCTCGTCTTCCGAAGATCCTCATTCCGATGATTCGTCGTACATTCCCAGAACTTATCTCCAACGAAATTGTTGGTGTTCAACCTATGTCAGGTCCTGTTGGCCTTGCTTTCGCCCTTCGCTATGCTTATAACTCCCAGAGCCTTGGTTCTGGTATTGATGGCGGCGCGACCGGTGGTGGTACAGGTAGCAACATGAATCCAAACCAATATGCAGGTACAGTGGCTTCCGCTGAACTTGGATATCAATACCTTGATACCCGCTTCACCGGTGCTAGCTCGTCTAGACTCACTGGTGGACCGGTTGGTACATGGACATTTGCTGATCAAGATCGCGGCGTTGCTCAGATCTTATCTGCATTTGAAATCACAGGTAACATCCCACAAATCGAAGTCAAGTTTGAAAAGACAGCTGTTGAGGCTGGTACTCGTAGACTTGGCGCTCGCTGGTCCGTTGAACTTGAGCAAGACCTTAAGAATATGAATGGTATCGATATCGATGCTGAAATCACAAACGCTATGTCGTATGAGATCCAAGCTGAAATCGACCGTGAAATGATCATGAGAATGGTGCAAGCCGCTCTTAATGGTAATTCATATTCGTTCTGGTCCCCTGCTTCTGCAGACGGCCGCTGGCTCGTTGAGAGAAATAGAGACTTCTATCAAAAGCTTATCATTGAAGCAAACAGAGTTGCTGTCCGTAACAGACGCGGCGCTGCTAACTTCATTGTTGCAACACCACGTGTTTGCGCAATCCTTGAAATGCTCCCTGAATTCCAGTGGGTACCTGTTCAAGGCGATGTGTCAACACAACCAGTTGGTATTGCAAAGGTAGGTTCCGTTGGTGGAAGATTCACAGTATACCGTGATACACGTACTGAA